TATAAATTATTTAAATAGAGATATAAAAGAATCAGTTTTACAAAAATATAAATCTAAAGGGCTGTCAAGCACAGGGTTTGACCCTTTAGTAAGTAAAAAAGCCACTGGAGGCTTAATAAAAAGGAGAGCTACGAAAAAGAAGAATACCTAACGTAGTAATGAATACTACTCTTAGGCTACTTGACCACTGCGGTCAACCCCAACAAAAGGAGTAACTTAAAATGGCAGAATTAGCAGAAGTACAACCAGTAAAAACGGCAGGATTTGTCAGTCAACGCAAGACTAAAAACCAAGAACGTATCGAGAAGGACGAAAAGGAACTTCAAGAGCTTCTTTCTGAATCAGAAGGAGAAGGGCTTCAAGAAGGAACTCAAGAACAGCAAGATACAAAGTCTTCTGAGACAAGCAAAGAAGATGAGGTACAAGACAAGGATCTCAGCAAAGAAGAGCTATCTTTCAAAAAAAGATACGGTGACATACGCAGACATATGGCATCTAAGGAAAAAGAGTTCCAAGCTCGTATAGAGGCTCTTGAAGGACAACTAGATAAAGCTACTAAAAATGAATTAGTTTTACCTAAGTCTGATGAAGAGATAGGAGAATGGGCAAAACAATACCCTGACGTTGCAGCCATAGTTGAAACAATAGCTGATAAAAAAGCTAAAGAAAGATCTCAAGATCTTGACGATAGAGTAAAACAAATTGAAGAGATGCGTTATACTGCTACCAGAGATAAAGCTGAAGCAGAACTCATGGCTCTACATCCTGATTTTGCTGACATAAGAGAATCAGATGAGTTTCACGATTGGGCTGAAGCACAACCTAAATGGGTTCAAGATGCTCTATATGAAAACGCAGATGATGCTAAATCTACAGCAAGAGTTATTGATTTATATAAGTCAGACAAAGGCATTACTAAATCTAAATCAAAAAGCGATAAAAACGCTGCATCTGCTGTAAACACCAGATCTAGGTCAACACCTGTTTCTGATGAAACAAAAGGACAATGGACAGAAACGCAAGTTGAAAAAATGTCCGATAGAGAATATGCAAAACACTCTGAAGAAATAATGGAATCTATTCGATCAGGAAAATTTGTATACGATATTAGTGGAGCAGCACGTTAAAAAACTATTGACAATGTGCAATTTATCACTATAACTAATGGCATACGTCTAATTATGGATGTATGCTTTTCAAGCAAACGATACCCTAAAGCTCACCAAAGCCGTATGAGCCTAGAGAAATAAATGTAGCGCAACATTTAAATCTTTACACCTTATTAACGCTTTGCCCTTATCAGGAATGTTTAGCTTATAATCATAAGCCTAGCTTAACCTATATAAGGAGGATTTAATATGGCTTTTAAAACTGCAGCAGGTTACGGCAATTTACCTAATGGTAATTTCTCGCCAGTAATCTATTCTAAGCAGGTTCAATTAGCCTTCAGGAAAAAGTCTGTTGTAGAGGAAATCACCAACTCCGATTATTTTGGTGAGATTTCTGCAATGGGTGATACCGTGAAGATTATCAAAGAACCTGAAATCACAGTCAAAGAGTATGCTCGTGGCGCACAAATTTCGCCTCAAGACCTCGATGACGAAGACTTCTCATTAGTTGTTGACAAAGCAAACTATTTTGCATTTAAAGTTGATGACATTGAAGAGGCTCACTCACATGTCAATTTTAGTGAAATGGCATCTAATCGTGCTGCTTACAGACTATCTGACCAGTTTGACCAAGAAGTTCTTGGTTATCTATCAGGATGGAAGCAGTCAAGCTTAAGCTCAGTAGCAGCGGCTGAAAATACTACCGTATCTGGAACAAAAGCAGTAGACTCTGCAGGAACAAACGAATTACTTGCTTCCATGCTAGTTGACGCTAATGATTTCAATGGTGGTACTGCAGGTAACTCTATTGTTGTTAAGCCTCGTGCAGGTGGTGACTCATTGAACACGACAACTGCTAACGCTACTCCTTTAGCTGTTATTGCAAGAATGTCAAGAAAGCTTGACCAACAATTTATCCCTTCAACGGATCGTTGGTTAGTTGTTGACCCTGTTTTTGCAGAGCTAATGAAGGACGAGGACTCAAGACTTTTTAATGCTGACTTTGGTGGAGGCGGTCTACAAAATGGACTAATTCTAAACAATGTTCATGGGTTTAAAGTCTACATGTCTAACAACCTTCCTGCTAAAGGCAACGGAGCAACTGGAGCTACTGCTACAGGATCTACACACTTTGGTGTGATCTGTGCAGGTCATAGTGCTGCTGTTGCAACTGCGGAGCAAATAAACAAGACCGAGTCTTACCGTGACCCTGACAGCTTTGCTGACATTGTTCGTGGTATGCACTTATATGGACGAAAGATTCTCAAGCCAGAGGCTCTATCTCGTGCATATTATGTATCTGGCTTCTAGGAGGGAATAACTAATGGCAACTTATGATATGACATCTAAAGACACCACTGGTGTCTCTTCTAACTCTATAGCAGTCCTACCATCACAAGCAGGTATGGGCGCAATGCGTATGGTTCAAGCTTACTTGGACATTGACGCACTTGTAGCTGCAGGGTATTCAGGCGCAGATGGTGACATCTTTCAACTACTTGAAATTCCTGCAGGATGCTTAGTGCTATTCGCAGGTGCTGAAGTAGAGAAAGCTTTCACTGGAAGCTGTACTTTGGACATGGACTTTGCCGCAGGTGATGACATGATTGACGGTGCTGATATTACTTCCACAGGTTACTGTGCTGAAGGTAGTAACGGACAGTCTAATGATGTTACCACAGGTGCTGCGTCTTTGTTTACGCAATTTCAATCAGCTACTGATACGATTGATTGTAAAATTGCAGGTGCTGCTCCTGCTACAGGAAGATTACGAGCTTACGCTTGCATAATCGACTGTAACGACTTAGGAGCATCTGGTAAAGCTGCTGATGTTGATAGA